AAATTCAGTTGGTTTAGACCACATTGTAATGGAAAATTTAGATAATTCGTTTGGCAAGTCATTTGTTAATGATAAAACAAGCGGTTTAAATTTCAATCGAATAACCAAAGAATTAAGAATATCATCTTTAAAACAAATGATGGAACGCATTGCTAGAAATTATGACATTTCAGTATCAATTGTACATTCCAGTTATACCAGCAAAATGTGTCCCATTTGTGGTTGTATTGAAGATGAAAATCGAAAGGATCAAGAAACGTTTGAATGTGTTGAATGTGGTCACAAAGATAATGCAGACCACAACGCATCAATAAATATTAAAAACAGAGTGTCTACGACAGTGTTAAGGAAGAACCTCTTAAAACAAAGCAAATTAGGTAATGGAACGTATGAACCCAGGATTATGACAAAAGATAATGTTAAAGACGTTTTATTATCGTTTCGGCAAAATCTCGTAAGAGATAAGGATATGGTTGGAGTTAATACTTTAGACTATGTTTGATTTGTCGTATGCCTCGTTATAATAAAAATGGTCATTTCAATAATTCATTTCACTTTAGTCGTCCAGGTATAAATCCAGAAAGATTATTAAAGATAATTAATGAATGGAGTTATTTTTTAAATAAATTCAATGTTCAATTTATATGCTGTTCTTACAATGATATTATTGCAAAAGAAAACGATTTTATGTATTTAGACCCACCTTATGCTAATTCAAATGAAATGTATTATGGTATTTTCAATCATGAAGATTTATGGAATTGGCTAAGAAAAACTAAAGCTAAATATGTGTTATCTTTTAATGGAAAAATCGGAAATATTGATAAGACATACGATGTACCTAAAGATATATATCGTGATCATAAATATATAATAAGTGGAAATTCAAGTTTTAAAAGAATACTTGGAAATTCAAATAATTCAATTGTTAGTGAAAGTTTATATATTAATTAATTATTATAATGCACTATATTGCAAATATTATAACACAAAATCCCATTAAAATAGAAGAATTTATAAAAATTTCTAATAATTTTAATGATATAGATCTAACGCTTCCCACCCTTATTATAGGATGGGATTTTGTTAAATCTTTATTTCCAGATAAACATTTAAGTATTTTAGATGATAAAATATCTGAAAATTTATATTGGACGTTTTCTAAACATGAAAAGAGAACAATTTATGAAGAATCATTAAATAAATTTTATAATTTAATAATTAAAAATATTGATAATAATATAAAATATTATTACTGTAATATTTTAACTATGCGTTATAATATGGCAAAAAAATTAATATTATTTTTTAATTCTGACGTTGATAAAGATATTTATATAAGTCAAACATCGTTTGTATATGCTTTTTGTAAAGATTTTATAATAGGCTTTTCATTATATGATTTGGAATATATTGGAGTAAAAAGAAATAAAGTATTACATATGCTTTATAATAATAAGTGTAATGATATTTTTTATGATACCTCATTTTTATCATCTAAAATTAAAGAAATATCATATTCCAATAAAATCATAATACCTTATATACATTCGCTTAATAAATAATTTATTGTAAATATTATATAATATAATGCAAAATTCAAACGTATTACTAGCAACTTTTATGCCTAAAAACACAACAGAATGGTTTTTACGATTTTTAAAAAATAAATTTAATATAAAAAAAGAGAACGTCTATATATATGAAATAGAAAACAATGATTTTGAATATGTTATAACATATAATTTTAAAAAAGACAGGCATATAAATTTTAAACATTATTTTGAAAATGCCACACCAGTTAATCTAAAAAATGGTTGTATTTTTTCAATTAATGCCTTAAATAAATTAATTGAAATAGACAGTGGATTAGAAAAAGGTAATGTAGATTATCAAACGTATAAAATAGATTGGAAAAAATATAAAAATAAATTATTACTTTTATCTAAAAATAATGATTTAATAATTCACAATATAAAAAAAATCAGGATTAATTCTTAGTTTTTTTTATTTATAATGATATTTATATTAATAAATGTTATATGAAAAAATTTATAATACGTAATAATATTAAAGATCATTTAATTTTTTTTAACAATAAAATTGTTAAAAAAGAAACGGTAGAAAATAAAGAATCTTTTCATGATGATAGTAAGGTTATTGTAGATAATAATCTAAATTTTCATGATGATAGTGAATCTATTATAGAAGATGATTCACTCTTGCCTAAAAATAAGAAAATTAATAAGAAAAAAAATGAAAATGAATAATGAATTAGAAAGCAAACTGGATTCTATAATCGGTATTGATGGATTGCCAGAAGAAGAAGCAACAATTATTAGAGTTAAAAAAGATAATGGTTTATTGGAAAAATCACCCAGTAAAATTATATTAATTGAAGATAACCGTCAAGTTTTAACAGATTAACTAATATGAAAAATGATACACAAAAGATTGTAGAAGAGGCTAGAAAGCGTTTTTTTCAAATCAATGAATATACATTTAAAGGTGGTTCTTTGCAAGAAGATGACACTCAAGAAGAAGCTCAAGAAGATGATACAATTACACAACAACCAGAAGTGTTTCAAAATACAAATGAGCCAGAATCAACATCACCTCCAATACCTAACGATCCAATATCAGACAACACGGAGGAGATAGATGTTACTGAACTCACAGATGCACAAGATGATATTGAAAATAAAGTAGACAAAATGTCAAATAGCTTTAATAAACTTTTTGTGTATCTTGATAAATTAGAAAGTAAGGTTGATAGTATAATTAATCACTCTAATAAATTAATTTCGCAAACCAATATAAAAATTGATGATTTAAAACAAGAAATTAAGAAAAGAATTCCAACAGAAATAGAAAAATTAAATTTACGTTCATTGGATTCTGCTCCATTTACTCAAAAGCCAAATGAATATTGGGATGAAAAAAATAGAGAAGGTAGATATGATGCATATTCAAACAATGAAATAAATCCATCAAAAGAAGATGATAATAAAAAAGAATATGTTTTAACACAGGATGAGATTGATAATGAGCCAATAAATCCTAGTCAAATTTTGAAAACTTTATCACACAGTAATCTTAATGCAAATTTGAAAGATATTTTGCGATATTGAATAATTTTTTTATAATATTTTTACAAACATTTAACACATTTTATTTTGATTTTTAATAAAAAAAAAGTATCTTTGTAATATAAAATAGTAATTATATTGCAAAGATATTTTTATTTATATAATATTTTATTTATAACAATTTTTAAAATTAATTTTTATGGAAAATTTAAAATCATCAAATTATAATATCAATATTGATGAACTAGAAGCATTTTTTTCAAAGAATAAAGAAGAGAAGCAAAAAGAAGAAGAATTAAAAGATCTTCAAAAAAATCGTAAATTTATTCAATATGATGCAAGAAACTACTTAGATGTTACTCTACCTGGAAAATCAACAGAAAAAACAATTAGATTCAGACCATTACCTTTTGATCCAGAAAATAATATTAATGTACCATTTTACAAAATATATTCGCATGTAGTAAAAAAGGGAAACGATTATAAATATTATACTTGTTTAAAACACACAGAAGGTATTGATCATTTGGGATTAGGAAGAGAATGTCCTTTCTGTACTATCATTGAAAACACAAAAGAAGAGCTAAAAACCGTAAAAGATGAAATGACAAAACAAAAATTAAAAGACATTATTTGGGAATTTAGAATATTTGAACAGTGGTTAATGAGGGGTATTGATAGAGATAATGAATCAGATGGTCCTAAATTATGGCGTTTTAATAGTAATTCTAAAAATAAAGGAAATTATGATAAAATGATTCAGCTTTATAATGATAGAAAAAAAGAATCTGAAAGAAAATATAATGTTCCATATAATATATTTGACATTCATGAAGGAAAAGATTTAAATATTACAATCACAAAAAGCGTTAATAGTGCTGGAAAAGTGGAAATTGGAGTATCTCAAATTACCGATTCTAGCGACAAATCTCCAGTATCAGAAGATCCAGAACAATTAGAAAAATGGCTTACCGATCCAAGAAAATGGTGGTTACTTTTACCCCCTAAGCCACTTGATTATTTGAAAATAGTAACAGTTAAGGGAACTCCTCAGTTTGTAAAAGAATATGGTGTATTTGCAGATAAAGACGAATATGATGAAATCAAAAAAAATGGCGGAGATCCAGTATTTAATCCAGAAACTTTACATTGGGAAGATCGAAAAAGCGATGAAAAAATAGATGCTTTAGATGATAAAAATTTTAGTAATTTTGAAACAATTATTCCTAATTTAAATATTGAATCTAATCTGAATACTCAACAAGATATTCAAGATGATTTACCTTTCTAATAATTTACTTTGTATTATAATATGGCAAAACTATTCTTTAAATATGGAACTATGGGTTCAACCAAAACTCTAACCTTATTAACAATGGCATATAATTTTGAAGAAAAAAATATTAATTTTATGTGTTTTAAACCATCAATAGATAAACGTGATGGTGAAAATATTATAAAATCAAGAGTTGGATTTGAACGTGAATGTTCTGTTATTCATGATTATAGTGATATATATCAATCAGTTGTAGATTTTATATCTCTTATGGAAGCAACCCTTAATTATAATCCAATTAAATGGTTATTGATAGATGAATCTCAATTTTTAACAAAAGAACATGTTGATCAATTGTCAAAAATTGTTGATGAGTTAGATATAAATGTAATGTGTTTTGGATTACGAACTGATTTTAAATCTAATTTATTTGAAGGTTCTAAAAGGTTATTTGAAATAGCTGATAGTATTGAAGAAATAAAAACAAGCTGTAAATGTGGAAGTAAAGCAATTATTAATGCTAGAGTTGAGAATAATAAAATTATTAAAGAAGGCGAACAAATAAAAATAGGCGGTAATGAAAGTTATGTGTCTATGTGCAGAAAATGTTGGAATAAAAATAATTTAAAATAAATAAAAATGGCAGTTAAAAAACAACCGATTAAGAAAAAAGATCCATCATCATTCAATATTTCAGATTTAAAAAAGAAAATAGGAATAGATGTTGAAGGTGTTCAAGACATAAATAAAAGTAATGCCGATAAACCTATGGAATGGTTGGTATTACCTAAAGCTTTTGAAAATGCATTACAAATTCCTGGAATTCCAATGGGATTTATTTCTGGAATAACAGGATGGTCAGATACTGGAAAATCTACAATAAAAAATTGTGTAATAGCTGCTTGTATGAGACAAGGTGTTATACCAGTTATATATGAGACAGAAAATAATTTCAATTTTGAACATGCTATTGATTGTGGAATGCAAGCAATTCCAATTTATGATGACGTAGAGGAAGTGGATGAAAGTACTGGCGAAGTAAGAACAGTTAATAAAATAATAAATTATGAGGGGGATTTTATATATTTTAATAATAATTTATTATGTGAATTATATGGAAATAGAGATTATTCTAATGGAACTGAAAAAAAAGAAAAAAGAAAAGTGGCTGTTTTAGAAGATATTGCATATTCTATTAATACATTATTAGATATGCAAGATCAAGGGGAAATTGATAGGCCATTATGTTTTATTTGGGATTCTATTGGCTCAATCACATCTTATAGATCATATATTTCTAAATCAGGAAATAACATGTTTGATGCTGGAGCTATATCTCAAGCATTTAGTGAAATTATAAATACTAGAATACCTGCCTCAAGAAATATTGGATCGCCATATACAAATACAATGTTTTGCGTAAATAAAATTTGGGACAGCTCAATGCTTACAATGGGAAAACCATCTATTGAATTAAAAGGTGGTAAATCTATGTATTATGCTTTCAGATTATTAATTCATGTTGGAAAGATAATTAAAGCTAGTACCAAAAAGGAAGTTATGGAAGTAAAAGGGCAAAAGATAAGAATAGGTACAACTAGTCAAATTGAAACTGTTAAAAATCATTTACCAGCTCCATGGAATATAACACGTGTTAGTGAAATAACATCAGTTCATAATGGTCTAATTAGCCCAGAAGATTTACCAGAATATAAGAAAAAAGAAATTCCAATTCTATTAAAAAAATTAGAGAAATTAACAAATCAAAATTTTTCAGATATTAGTGAAAAAGATATTAAATTTGAAACAATAATTGATGATAATATAGTTGATTCTGATTAATATACTTATATATGCCACAGCCAATTAGAAAACATATTAAAGATACATATGTACCTCCAGAAGAAACTATTTATACATTATTAATTGATGGTAATAATCTTTTTAAAATTGCTATAACAGGAGATAAAAGAATAAATAGCAGAAATGAACATATTGGAGGTATATATCAATTCTTTTTACAGATTAAAATAATGCTACAAAAAAAAGATTTTGATCATGTATATGTTATGTGGGATGAAGATAATTCTGGTAGATTAAGATATGATATATATCCAGAATATAAAGCAAATAGAGATAAAAATTATGGCGATTATAATGAAGGTATTAATAATTTTATAAAAAAAACCTTATTACATTCAAAAAATAAGATTAAATCTAAGCCAAAAGATCCAAAAGATGAAGAAAATTTTATAAGAGAAAGGTTAGCCATAAAAGAATATCTTGAAGAATTGTTTATAAGACAAATATCTGTTGATAAAGTTGAAGGTGATGATCTTATAGCTTATTATTGTTTAAATAAAAAAGATAATGAGAAAATAGTTATAATGTCTGGAGATAAAGATTTATCTCAATTAATATCTGATACCATTATTATATGGGACTTAAATAAAAAAAAGTTTATAACTAAAGAAAATCATATTAATGAACTTGGTTATCATTATGAAAATATATTATTAAAAAAAATATTTTGTGGAGATGCATCTGATAATATAAAAGGAGTTAAAGGATTAGGAGAGACATTATTTTTTAAATATTTCCCTAAAGTAATTAAAGAAAAAGTAGATATAGACTATATTATTAATGAAGCTAAAACTATTAATGAGAATAGAATATTAGATAAAAAAAAGCCAATTAAAGTATTAGATAATATTGTTAATAGAATAACAGATGGTTGTCAAGGGGATAAATTATATGAAATTAATGAAAAAATCATCAATCTTAAAATGCCGTTGATGACTGAAGAATCTATTGAGGAAATGAAAAGAATTATTGATGCGCCAATAGATCCAGAAAATAGAAGTCTNGGAAATTTATATAAATATATTATAAGGGATGATATTACCGAATTAAAAGATGATAATCAATTTGTAAATTTATTTAATACATTTAATAAATTGATTGATAAAGAGAAAAAATATTTTTATAAAAATATGACTTAATGCTTTGTTTTATTATTAAAAAGTAGTATATTTGTTATGACAATTAACCCTATTTATTAATTTAAATTAAATATTAAATGAATCCTAAACAAAATTATGAAATTAGAAAAGAAAGATTTGAATTTATTTTTAAAGTAAACGACAATATTATTTGTCAACGTTTTTTTAAAATAAATAATTTTAATGAACAATCTGCATATTCGATTGAGCTGTATGATACTGTCAATGATATTGTGGATTTAATAGATAAAGATTTAAAGTCAAAAAGTCGTATATATACATGGTATATGTATGATAAAGACTATNTTGATGAAGAGTTTANGCCTCGAAAAAAANCAGGAATATTTGGGGAAACAATGTTTTATTCAGATGAAAATTATATAGAAAGAGGCGTTTATGATTCCCATAAACTAATTGATAACGTAAAAGTATATCTTCCAGATAATGAAACTACATTCAAATTTTCATTTTGTATGGATGGAAGAGAAATAATTAGTAAAATTTGGAGTGGAGATGCATATCCTAATTTTGTTAAAACGAGTGTTGATATTAGTAATAAAAAATACTTATTTATTGGAACGGATGAAAGTGGCATGAAGTTTGATAATATATTATTAAAAAGAATGAGTGAAAATAGATACGATTTAATTCCAATTATTATTAAAAAATTATGTTATGTATGCAGTTCTTCATTTAGTAATGACTATGATTATACAACTACTGATGTATATTCAGGAAAGGAATATAATTTAAATATNAAAGAAAAAGTTAAAAAATAATATATTATATAATATTTTTCTTTCCTTTAATATACTTTTATAAAAAAAAATTTTTTTAACTAAACGCAAAATATAACGGTCATTATAAAATGGTAAAAAATAATCTCATTAAAAACAGTAATCTAAATTTACGTAATAATTTGGGCTATTTAGGCATAGATTTTCAATATAAATTAATTAAAAATTTTATAGAAAATCATCATTTTTTTAGCGATATTAATACNATTGTAGATCAAAATATGTTTTCAGATCCAAATCTTAAACAAATTGTTGGNGTATTAAAAGAATGTTATGAGAAAAATGATTATGTACCGTCTTATGAACANCTTGATATTGAATTGCGTTCAAAATCAAGAAATGACCAAGAAATTGAATTCATGTCTGAAACTTTAAATAAAATCAAAAACACTTCATCAGAAGGGTCTGATTCTATTAGAGATATTGCAGATAAATTTTTCAAGCAACAAAATTTAGCAAAGGTAGCCAATCAAATATTGGACATTATAAAAGAAGGCGATATTAATAGGTATCCAGAATGTGAAGATTTAGTTAAAAATGCATTAAATATTGGTAATGGAGAAGACAACGGCGAATCAATTTTGGATGATTTGGATGGCACTTTAGCTCCTGATTATAGAAAACCAATACCAACAGGAATTGGAAAAATAGACGAATTATTAGATGGAGGCATAGGAAAAGGAGAATTAGGACTAATAATAGCCCCAACATCAAGAGGAAAAACTTCTTTAACAACTGCAATATCAGCATATGCTGCAACATATAAATGTGATAGCAATAATTATAAAGGATTTAAAGTAGTTCAAATATTTTTTGAAGATAGATATAAACAAATTAAAAGAAAGCATATTGGNCGAATTACAAGAATTGAATCTAAAGATTTATCAAAACCAGAATATTTAGATACAGTAAAAGAAACATTGGAAAATTTTTCTGATAGGGANTTGATTAAAAATAATTTAAAATTAAAAAAATTNCAGAATGGTGAAGTTACAGTTCCAATGATTAAACAATTTTTACGTAAGCTTATAAATAGCGGTTTTGTTCCAGATTTAGTAATAATAGATTATTTTGAATGCATTGCTCCTATTAGACAATTAAAAGACACATGGGAAACCGAAGGTAAAACAATGCGTGCAATTGAAGCTATGGCATCTGATTTAGATATAGCAATATGGGTACCTACACAAGGNACAAAGGATTCAATTAATTCAGAATTGGTTACTATGTCTAGTTCTGGNGGATCAGTTAAAAAAACACAAATTGCNCATTTANTACTATCTATTGCTCGTACAGATTCTGATATGGCTAAAAACATTGCTAGANTTGCAGTATTAAAGAATAGATCTGGACAAGCTGGTGAAATATTAGATAATGTTGATTTTAATAATGGAACTTGTATAATATCAACAGATAATTCANTTGAATTTGATAGTATAATTCCGTATAATCTGAAAGAAGAAAAATCTCAAAAAGAATTATTACAAAGTATTTTAGATAAGAAAAAGGTTATAAATGAATAATAAAAAAAATAATAAAAAAATAATAAAAAAAATGAAT